GGTAGAAACTTTAAAAAATTATATGACAACTCAGATGTTAAAAAAAGAAACCGCAACGGACAGACTAGCTCAGGATTATATTCTTTGTTCATACCTATGGAATGGAATTACGAGGGATACATTGATGTTAATGGGATGCCTGTCTTTGACACCCCAACTACCGAAGTTAAAGGACCGCAAGGAGGATTTATCAGTCTGGGGGTCGTCGAATATTGGGAAAATGAAGTTGATGGATTAAAGAACGATCAAGATGCTTTAAATGAATTTTATAGACAATTCCCGAGAACTACCAAACATGCTTTTAGAGATGAGTCTAAATCATCTTTATTCAATCTAACTAAAATTTATCAACAAATAGATTTTAATGAAGATTTAAATAACAAGGCGGCAGTAACTCAGGGAAATTTTATATGGGAAAACGGCATTAAAGATTCAAGAGTTATATTTGCTCCTAATAATCAAGGTAGATTTTTTATAACTTGGATTCCTAATAGAAATTTAAGAAATAGATATATAGAAAAAAATGGTATTAAATACCCTGGTAATGAGCACATGGGTGCATTTGGATGTGATCCATATGATATATCAGGAACAGTTGATAAAAGAGGATCTAATGGATCTCTACATGGGTTAACTAAGTTTAGTATGGAAGAAGCTCCAGCTGATCATTTTTTCTTAGAATATATTGCAAGACCACAAACCGCAGAGATATTTTTTGAAGATGTATTAATGGCATGTATCTTTTATGGGATGCCAATACTCTGTGAAAATAATAAGCCTAGACTTTTATATCATTTTAAAAGAAGGGGTTATAGAGGGTTTGCAATGAATAGACCAGATAAAATTTATATTAAATTATCTGTTACAGAAAGAGAAATTGGTGGAATACCTAATTCAAGTGAAGATATTAAACAAGCACATGCTGCGGCTATTGAATCTTATATAGAGAATTCTATAGGATTTAATGGGGATGATTATGGAAATATGTATTTCCAAAGGACATTAGAAGATTGGGCAGCTTTTGATATAAACAACAGAACCAGTCATGACGCTTCTATCAGTTCTGGCCTAGCTATAATGGCATGTAATAAAAATAGATATGCCCCGGTAAGTAGAAGAAAACGAGAACCAATTGATCTTGGTATTAAAAAATATAACAATAAAGGATTAGTTTCAAAAATAATTAAGTAAATGAACATAAATTTAGCAAATCCAAATAGCGCTTTTCCTAGTCAAGTAGTCTCAGATGCTGAAAAAGCATCTATAGAATATGGGAGATTAGTAGCCCAAGCTATTGAAAGCGAATGGTGGAGACAAGGCGGCAATGGCAGTAGGTTTGCTACTTCTTATAATAGATTTCATACTTTAAGATTATATGCGCGTGGGGAACAACCAGTTCAAAAATATAAAGATGAATTAGCTATTAATGGTGATATGTCTTATCTTAATTTAGATTGGAAACCTGTACCTGTAGTGGCTAAATTTGTAGATATTGTAGTTAATGGATTATCTAATAAAGTATTTGAAATTAATGCTTTTGCACAAGATCCTGTATCTTTAAAGAAAAGGACTGATTATGCTAATGCTATTTATCAAGACATGTTGGCTAAACCTTATTTAGAAAAATTAAAAGGTATAGGAATTAATGAATATCAAAGCCCTAGCCCAGCTAATTTACCTGAAAGTGAAGAAGAGTTAGATCTTCATATGCAGTTAAGTTATAAACAAGCTGTTGAAATTGCAGAAGAAGAAGTTATTGATAACCAATTGGCTAAAAATAAATTTGATAATATTCGTAAAAGATTTAATTATGATTTAGTAACTTTAGGTATTGGCGCTGTAAAAACTACCTGGAACAAGGCAAATGGTATTAAAATAGATTATGTAGACCCAGCTAGATTAATATATTCTTATACTGAAGATCCTAATTTTGAAGATATATATTATGTTGGTGAAGTAAAGAATTTAACTGTCCCTGAAATTGCTAAACAATTTCCACACTTAACTCATGATCAGCTAGACAGAATATCCAAAGCTAAGGGTAATAGAAATCAATTATATGGGTGGCAAACTTATGATCCCGATACTGTACAAGTTATGTTCTTTGAATATAAAACTTATAATAGTCAAGTATTTAAAATAAAACAAACTGAAGCAGGTTTAGAAAAATCTTTAATTAAAACTGATCAATTTAATCCGCCTGAAGCAGATACATTTAAGAAAGTATCAAGAAAAATAGAAGTATTATATCAAGGTTGTAAAGTAATAGGGATTAACGAATTAATAGAATGGAAGTTATCTGAAAACATGACAAGACCTTTTGCGGATACTACTAAGGTAGAAATGAGCTATGCAATTGTTGCCCCTAGGATGTATCATGGAAAGATTAATTCTATAGTAAGTAAAATAACTGGGTTTGCAGATATAATCCAATTAACACATTTAAAACTACAACAAGTAATTGCTAGGATGGTACCAGACGGTGTATTTTTAGATATGGATGGAGTTGCGGAAGTTGATCTTGGTAATGGTACAAATTATAATCCAGCAGAAGCATTAAATATGTATTTCCAAACTGGTAGTATAATTGGTAGATCTTTAACTCAGGAAGGAGAATTAAATAGAGGTAAAGTTCCTATTCAAGAATTGCAAAGTAGTAGTGGAGGAGCAAAAATTCAAAGTTTAATTCAAACTTACCAATATTATCTCCAACTAATAAGAGATGTGACCGGACTTAATGAAGCGAGGGATGGCAGTATGCCAGATAAAGACGCGCTTGTGGGCTTACAGAAAATGGCTGCTAATGCTTCTAATACAGCTACTAAGCATATATTACAATCTAGTTTATGGTTAACATTAAGAACATGTGAAAATATTTCTTTAAAAATTGCGGATTCTTTAAATTATCCATTAACTTTAAATTCATTAAAAAGCTCTATATCTACTTATAATGTAGGAACTTTAGCTGAGATACAAAATTTAAATCTTCATGATTTCGGTATCTATTTACAATTAGAGCCTGAAGAAGAAGAGAAGTCTATGTTGGAACAGAATATTCAAATGGCATTACAACAAGGTGGAATTGATTTAGAAGATGCTATTGATATTAGAGATATTAAAAATCTTAAATTAGCTAATGATTTATTAAAACAAAAACGTAAAAAACGTATTATTCAAGAGCAAGAAGCACAACAAGCTAATATACAAGCTCAAGCACAAGCTGAAACTCAAGCGAAAGAACAACAAGCTATGTTTGAAGTACAAAAACAACAAGCTATTTCAGGGGCAAATGCTGAACTAGAAAAAGCTAAAGCTCAAATGGAAATACAAAGAATGCAGGTTCAGGCTAAATTAACTGAACAAGAAATGGCAACTCAATTTCAATATGATATACAGTTAAAACAATTGGAAGTTCAAGGAATGAGAGATAAAGAAAAAGCCATTGAAGATCGTAAAGATAAAAGAACCAAAATAGAGGGCACGCAACAAAGTGAAATGATAGATCAAAGAAACCATGATTTATTACCTATTGATTTTGAAAAACGAAATTCGGATGTACAGCCGAGTATTTAATTAATTTTATAATATTATATTATGTCAAAAACAGAAACAAAACCTGAGGTGACTAAAGAGGTCAAATCAGAAGGTGGGGATATGAAAATAAAATCCAAACCTAAATTTAAAAAATTTGAAACAGAAAAAGATGAACCATTTAAGGTGGATTTATCTAAAGTGGATACTTCACTGGAAGCTAATGCTAAAATTGAAAAACCAATAAAAGTAGATTTAACTAAAACAAAAGAAGAAGACAATGCCATTTCTATCGGAGAAGCAAAGGAAATACCTGTGGGCGAACGAACCGGAGATAGCAAGGGAGTGGACGGAGAAGTACGGGTCAGCGATACAGAGAAAGGCGTGCAAGTACAAGAATCCGAATCGCCTATTGAAGAAATTCAAGAGACCGACAAGTCTGTAATAGAACCACAAACAATTGTAGATGAAGTATCACCTAAAACTGTAGATTTACCAGATAATATTGAAAAACTGGTAGACTTTATGAAAGAAACTGGTGGTACAGTTGAAGACTACGTAAGACTTAGCGCTGATTATTCTAGCGTAAATGATAATGCTTTATTAAGAGAGTATTATACAAAAACAAAACCTCATTTGAATAAAGAAGAAGTGGACTTTATATTAGAAGAAAACTTTGATTATGATAATGAAGTTGACGAAGAGCGAGACGTCAAACGAAAAAAACTTGCTAAAAAAGAGGCTGTCGCAGAAGCGAAACACTTTTTGGAGGAAATGAAAAATAAATATTACGACGAGATCAAGTTGAGGCCGGGCGTAAATCAAGACCAACAAAAAGCTATGGATTTCTTCAATCGCTACAGCAAAGAACAAGAAATAGCTACGCAAAAGCATGAAAAATTTCTTAATAACACTAAAAAGATGTTTACTGATGAATTCAAAGGTTTTGATTTCGAAGTTGGTGAAAAGAAATTTAGATACGGTATTAAGAATCCCAATGCAGTTGCAGAGAATCAATCTAATCTAAACAACTTCGTCGAGAAGTTCTTAGACAAAGAAGGAAATGTTAAAGATACGAAAGGTTATCATAAAGCTATATATGCTGCACAGAATATAGATAAAATAGTAAATCATTTTTACGAACAAGGAAAATCTGATGGAATAAAAAATATTGTAGAAAGTTCTAAGAACCCTGCAATTGATCAAGCGCGCCAATCAGGCTCGGAAGATATATACGTTGGAGGATTTAAAGTTCGCGCTATAGACGGTGTAGATAGTTCAAGATTGAAAATTAAAAAAAGTAAATTTAACAATTAAAATTAAACAATTATGGGTGTATTAAGTCCTCAGTTTGGGGGATTATCTCCAAGTTCTGATCAGCAACTATTAGTTTCTAACTATATGAGTTTTACTGATGGAACAAGAGATTTCTCTCAACAATATCTACCGGAAATTTATGAAGCCGAGGTAGAGCGTTATGGAAACAGAACGTTAGGTGGCTTCTTAAGAATGGTTGGCGCTGAAATGCCAATGATGTCTGACCAAGTAGTTTGGTCTGAACAAAATAGATTACATATCGCTTATGATAATGTAAGTCTAGCTGTTGATGGTTTTACAATGACTATCAACGACAACGCAGGTGTGGCAATTGTAGCAGGTGGAGCAATCCAAAATGCTATTATGCCAAATGCAACTGTTGTGGTTATGAATCCTAATGACCCTTCATTTACCGTTAAAGCAATAGTAGGAAACTCTGGGGGTGCCCCAGTCGGTGCTCTTGCTGCTTATGCAACTTTTACTGCATATGCTTATAATCAAAGCTTTATTTCTGGAGCAGCTGTACCTGGTGCAGTAGTAACTGGATTAAAAGCATTTGTATACGGTTCTGAATATGCAAAAGGATCTTCATTAGACAATGCTACTACAGGAGAATCTATTCAACCTCAATTATCAACTTTCCAAAACAAACCAATCATAATCAGAAACAGATACGCTGTTAGTGGATCTGATACTGCACAAATCGGTTGGGTTGAAGTAGCGGGAGAAGATGGTACTAGTGGGTATCTTTGGTATTTAAAAGCTGAAGGTGAAACTAGAATGAGATTTGAAGATTATCTTGAAATGGCTATGGTTGAAGGTGAACTAGCAACTGCTGCGGCAGGTGGTGGTGCTCAAAGTTTTGCAGATAACCTTGCTAACGTTAATTCGTTCTCGGCTGCAACTACTACTCTAGGTACTGAAGGTTTATTTGCTGCTATTAATAATGGTGGTAATGTACTTTCTGGTTATGCTGGAAGTTTACAAGACTTTGATCAAGTTCTAGAGAATTTAGATACTCAAGGAGCTATTGAAGAAAATATGCTTTTCTTAGATAGAAAAACTGAGTTATTATTTGATAACATGTTAGCGCAACAAAACTCTTACGGAGCTGGTGGTACATCTTATGGTGTATTCGAAAACTCTGAAGACATGGCGCTTAACTTAGGTTTCTCTGGTTTTAGAAGAGGTTCATATGACTTCTATAAAACTTCTTGGAAATATCTAAATGACGCTTCGACAAGAGGCGGTTCAACTAATTTTGTTAACGGTGACAACATCGATGGTGTATTAGTACCAGCAGGTACTTCTACGGTATACGATCAGTTACTTGGAACAAACATTAGGAGACCTTTCTTACATGTAAGATATAGAGCTTCTCAAGCAGATGATAGAAGAATGAAATCATGGTTAACAGGTTCTGTTGGCGGTGCTGCTACTTCTACTCTTGATGCTATGGAGGTTAACTTCTTATCAGAAAGATGTCTATGTACTCAAGCAAGAAATAATTTCGTATTATTTGTAGCTTAATTTTTTTATAAGGTAAGGGCGCTTCGGCGCCCAATACCTTTAACTATTTAATTATATTATATTATGACAAAAACAAAAGAAATTCCTTCTTTAGAAGAAGGATGGGAAATAAAAGATAGAAACTATCAATTAAAAGGTAATAAAGAACCTTTAACTTTTACATTAAAATCTAGGCATACTGAAAAGTATCCTTTAACTTATTTTGATGAAACATTACGTTCGCAAAGAGCATTAAGATACGCTACAAACCAAGCTTCGCCATTTGTTGATGAACAAAAAGGAGAAGTAACAATAAGACATATTGTATTCAAAGATGGCTTTCTTCATGTTCCTAGAGAACATCAAGCTTTACAAAAATTATTATCACTTTATCATCCAGATAGAGACAAAAGATATAAAGAAATGAAGCCTATAGAAGATGCCAAAGATGAATTAGTAGATTTAGAAATTGAAATTTTAGCATTAAATATAGCTAAAGAAATGGAGGTAGACCAAGCAGAAGCAATAATGAGAGTTCAAAGTGGAACTAAAGTCAGTAACATGACTTCTAAGGAAATTAAAAGAGACTTATTGTTATTTGCAAAATCTAATTCTAAACAATTTATTGCTTTAGCTAAAGATGACAATGTTCAATTAAGAAATTTCGGTATTAAAGCTGTTGAAGCTGGAATATTGAAGCTTTCTGGCGATCAAAGAACGGTCCATTGGGGCACTAATAATCGCAAGTTAATGACAGTCCCTTTTGATGAAAATCCATATTCAGCACTAGCTGCATGGTTTAAAACTGATGAGGGTGTAGAAGTCTATAAAACGATAACTAAAAAACTATCTTAACATATAATTTAATAAGGGCGGTTAACGCCGCCTTTATTATAAAAATATACTATAATGGCAATAAATGTAGATACTGTATACAAAACTGTTTTATTAATCCTTAACCAACAACAAAGAGGATATATGACGCCTGATGAATTTAATAAAGTCGGAACACAAGTGCAACGAAATATATTCGAAAACTATGCTCATGATTTATATCAGTTGTATCGTATGCCACAAAATGATACTGAATATGCTAATAGAGTAACAAATTTAGAAGAAAAATTAGATATATTTAAAAGATTTGGAACTGCTACTCCTACTACCAGTGGTTCTAATATTTATACTCTTCCTACTACGGCTACTACGCCGAATATAACACAATCCTTTACACAACCCAATCCAGCTGGAGGAAATCAAGTATTTACGGTAACTAACTGGACAGCTGCAAGTTCTCAAAATGCAGTTGTTAAGGTTTATTTACAAGGTGCTTTACAAACTTCTCCTGCGCAATATACATGGGATGCAGGCACAACTACAGTTACATTTGCTGCGGCGCCAACAGCTGCTGATGTAATTCTAGTAGAATTATATCCAGAAGATTTTTATAGATTAGGAACAGTTATTTATAATGATATTACAGAAGTACAAGTGGTAGAGAGAAATGAAGTATATTTACTTGAAAAATCTCCATTAACTAAAGCTTCTATTACGCAACCTTACTGTTTATATGAAAATAAACAACTAACTATTTATCCTACTACAATAACTGCAACAACTATTAATGATAGTTTAATTACAACTTCTTATTTGAAAAGACCAAGTAATATTGTTTGGGGATATTCTACAGGAGCAAAAGGACAATTTTTATATAGCCCTAGCGCTTCAGTTGATTTTGGTTTACATACATCAGAACAGGTAGAAGTTATATTAAGAATATTAGTATATGCAGGACTAATAATAGAAGATCCTAGCGTTATACAAGTAGCAGCAGGACAAATACAAGCAGAAGAACAAAACTCAAAACAATAAGATATGCCTAGACCAGATGGTGGATTAATCACCGAAACTAATTTACAGTATTACGCGGGCGCGCAGATTATATATACATCGGTAGCAACTAGTGCTTATACTTTTACGTTTAATACAGATCTTTTAATGGGTAGTACAACTAGTTGGAACCCTGCTGACCCAGATTATGCTTTAAATAATTTTGATATTTACACAAGCCCGAATGGTATAAGCCAATGGACTTTATATACTACTACATTTTCTTTAACTAATAATATAGTTACTTTAGGTAATCAACAACCTATAGGAACTTATGTGAAATGTCAATTAAAAGAAAGTGCTGTTGAAAATAATTATGGAGGATATGAATATATAAAAATATCCGATATTGTAAACAACTTTTTAGTTGGGTATGTTGGTGAAGATAAATTAATATCTAGAGTTAAAAGGACGGATGTAATTTTTCATGCTAAAAGAGGTTTACAAGAATTTAGTTATGATACATTAAAAAGTATAAAATCTCAGGAATTATCTGTTCCAGCAAGTCTTTCAGTAATAATACCACAAGATTATGTTAATTATGTTAAATTATCTTGGATTGATGGTTCAGGTGTTAAACATACTATTTATCCAACTCAATTAACAAGTAGTCCATGGGAAGCCCCTATTCAAGATCAAAAAGGTAATATAGTACAAGATAATTTTGGGGACAATGTAGAAGGAACTTCCTTAACCAATCAACGTTGGGAAAGTTTTAATACAGATAATATAACTGGTGTGTGGCCAGCTAGCAATCAAAATCCTGATGTATGGATGTATGATTGGTGGGGAGAAGTTTCAGGTTATGGAGGATTTTATGGCCAAAGATATGGAGGCGACCCTGTTAATATGCAAATGAATGGGTGGTTTAATATAGATGAAAAAAGAGGTACATTTAATTTTTCTAGTGATTTAGCCAATAAACTTATAATATTAGAATATGTTTCTGATGGATTAGCCTATGATTTAGATACTAAAGTTCCTAAACTTGCAGAAGAAGCTATGTACCAGCATCTTTTATATAGTATATTATCTATCCGAAGATCAACAGCTCAGTTCGCTCCTCAATATAAAAGACAAAGATATGCAGCATTAAGAAATGCTAAAATAAGATTATCTAATATTAAATTAGATGAAATCGTCCAAGTGATGCGTAATAAATCTAAATGGATAAAACATTAATACATGGCACAAACTAAAAATACCTTTTTAAAAGGTAAAATGAACCAAGATCTTGACTCTCGTATTTTACCAGTTGGTGAATATAGAGAAGCCATTAACTTATTAGTTAGTAGGTCTGAAGGTTCTACCGTGGGTGAGTTTGAAAATGTATTAGGAAATACTTCAATTATAGATACAGGTAATTCAAAATCTATTATTGGATATGCTACAGATGAAACAAATAATATAATATATTTATTTGCCACAGATTGGGATAATATTAGTGGTAATACACGAGCCCCAAATACTGCTAATTGTGGAATATATAAATATGATATTAATGCTAATAATTTATCTACTTTAGTTGTAGGTTATTTTCTTAATTTCAATAAATCTTTTATAATAACTGGAGTTAATTTGGTAGAAGAGTTATTATTTTGGACTGATAATTTAAATCAACCAAGAAAAATAAATGTTACATTAGCTAGTCTTAGTTCTACCCATTATACAACTGAAGAACAAATTTCTGTAGCTAAATATTACCCTCATCAACCAATAGAAATATTAGATAGATATACTACAACAATTGATGGTAATATGGCAAGCGCTTCGTATGAGATTGAAATAACAGGAAATACTTCTAATATAAAAATTGGTGATATAATAACTGATTATAATAAAGCGCCAGGATTTACCCCTATTATTACTACTCAAATAAAAGTGGTGGCTATATTAACCGCAACAAAGCTAGCATTAGATACGCAAGTTCAATGGGATGATGATTTTTATATTGATTTTTCTAGAACTACCATGAAGGATGAGGCCGAGCCCTATGTTTCAAATTGGTGTATTGGAAGAATAAATACTATAAGCCCAGCGGCAAATCCACAAGTAGCTAATACTACAGAATTTTTATTAGAACAGGGAAGCACAGGGTTAGGTGCAGGTAAAACACAAGGGGGTTTACCAAGAATTGGCGATATTGTAACATGCAGCACTAATGCGGCTAGGGTCCCAGCTAACACTACAATAACACAAATGGTATGCCAGCATGGTGGTGCTGGGGGGGTTTTAAAATTATATATAAAATTATCTAAAGCCACAACTCTAACAACTAGTGATGATATTATAATAGGTAATAATCAATTTTATAATAGTACTTTTGCTAATAAAAAATTTTTAGAAGATAAATTTGTAAGATTTAGTTATAGGTTTAAATTTGAAGATAATGAATATTCTTTAATGGCTCCATTTAGCCAACCTATATTTATTCCTAAACAAGATGGAGAATTTGGGAAAGGACAAGAAGGGGATGCAGATCCTGGTCTTGATATGGATGAGGCTTATCAATCTACTATTGTGCCTTGGTTTGAAAATAAAATTACTACAATAAAATTAAGAACCCCGATGCCATATGCCACGCCTGCGGCTTTAACATCTAATTTAAAAATAACTGAAATAGATTTATTATATCGTGAGTCTAACTCTTTAGCTGTAACAGTATTAGAAAAAATTAAAGTAAGCGAACTAGATCAATCTACTAATTTTAATAATATAGGATATAATGATATTATCCATACTTTAAATACTCAATCTTATTATGATTATACCTATGATTCATCTAAGCCTTATAAAACATTACCAGAATCACAAACAGTAAGAGTATATGATAAAGTTCCAATTAAAGCTTTAGCTCAAGAATTAATAAGCAATAGAATTGTTTATGGGAATTATGTAGATAAACATACTAGTCTTTCTTCTATAGATTATCAAGCTGGAGTTAATGATAAATCTTTAAATTGGAATAATTTTATTGAATATCCTAATCATACAGCAAAACAAAATAGAACTTATCAAGTTGGATGGGTTTTAGCAGATAAGTATGGAAGACAATCTGATGTTGTTCTTTCATCTTATGACAGTTCAGATACACTAAAAGGCTCTACAATATATAGTGCTTATAATACTTATGGTGATCAATCTTCCAACCCGGTTATAAATTGGCTAGGAGATGCATTAACGGTAAGATTAGATAGGGCTATTGGGCCTAAGGACCCTGATCCTGTTACAGGATGGCCAGGTTTATACTCTGAAGTAGGGCATGCTGCAAGCGTTAAGGCTATAGTAGATGCGGGTAGTGGATATAGTGCTAATACTTTTTATCCTACAAACGGTGGTAATGGTAGTGGTTGTACAGTTTTAGTAACATCTATTAGTGGTGGTGGCAGTAGTGGCCCAATAACCGCATTAACAATTGTAAATCCAGGTAGTGGCTTTAGTCAAGATGATCAATTAACAGTTGAAGGGGGTGCCGAAGATGGTGAGTTTACAATTAACATAGGCGGGGAAAATCCTTTAGGATGGTATTCTTATAAAATTGTAGTAAAACAACAAGAACAAGAATATTATAATGTATATTTACCAGGATTCACTAATGGTTATCCTGTAGTTGGCGGAGGAGATGACTTAAATAAAGTCAGTTTTTCAACCTTATTAAGCGATAATATTAATAAAATTCCTAGAGATTTAAAAGAAGTAGGGCCTACAGATACGGAATTTAATAGTAGTGAATTATTATATATAAGAGTAAATACTCCTGATATAAATAATAAAACTGCTAATCGTCCATATGGTGTGCCTCAAAAAGACGTACCATGGAATGCTCAATATTACCCAGGAACAATATCTCAAAACGTACTTTCAATTGCCACAGTAAGAGATATGGAACTTGTGTCTATTCCTTTTATAGATACCGGAACACCGCAAGGGCCTTATGATAAAATGGTTATAACTCAAGTAGGATCTGCTACTACAGGATGGGTAAATACACCAACAGCCCTAGGGAGTGTACCATGGGGAATATCTCCTGTTGTTGCTCCTTTATATAATACAGATGAAAATCCAATGATGATGAAGTTTAGTACATCGCAAAATGGTCCAGCAAATTTATCCTATACTGATGTTCCTACTAATGCAGGAGTTGTTGGAGCGAAAATTAATTCACAACCTGCGGGCACAGCAGACTCACTAAATAGTTGCCAACCATATCTAAGCGTTGTAGAAACTAAACCAGTATATTCTCTTTTAGAGTTATTTTATGAAACTTCATTATCAGGTAAGATAGATTTATTAAACGCCATGGTCGATGCTCAATATAATGGTGTAATTGGAATGGAAAAAAATTCTTCTTCCTTCCCTGAAAGTGATGGACCAAGTAGTGATATTGGAACAGCCTTTAATTTTATAGATGGAGGTGGGAGTTCAATCATTGATGGAAATAAAATATCTGCTATAATTCAACAAGTAACAGATCAAACTGGGGCTGACAGAACTGCAGAAAATTTATTTACCTTAACAGAATCATCTGGCCCCGCGGACGGTGAGTTTCAATTAAGTACAAGTAGTGGGGAATATTTTTGGTATAATGCAAATTCTAAGTCTCCAGGTAATTCCACAGATATATTTACCTTAACATTTAGAACAACCTACACACCATTAAGTGAGGCTTATACAGACGATATAGGACCCTATACGATTACCTTAACAAATGTAGCTCCAGCAATTGATAGTTTTTCTATAACTGCTCCGACTTTAGCTACAACAACTATTCATACTTTTACAGGAGTAAATGGAACTAATACTAGTAATACAACTGAAAAAACATTAGAATTATTTTGGGATTTAGACCCTAATCATGCAGATTATACTGCTAATAGTGCTATATTTAGTATGAGTTCTGCTGGAGCTTTAACTGTAACTGGTACAATGGTTGAAAATACCACTTATAATGTAGGTATTCGTCTTACAGATATAAACGGAGAAGGCTTAACAGATACTGATGTAGCTACTTTTACTGTAGGTTTACAACATACACCAAGAGCTATCTGTTGCGCTTGGAATGGGTCAACTTATGCAACATGTAACCAAAATAGTGAATGGCTATTTGCTGAAACAGATAGTACAGATTTAGATACGGGAGGAACATATGGAATTGCTGGGTATAATTGGCCTCCTGATGCTTTATATAATGTAAGGGCTAAGGCTGCGTGTGAATTAAATCCTTATACTACAGGGGCTTTAACTGCAGGAACAATGAAAGTTATTCCCACTTTGACAAGTACTTGTACCACTAGTGATGTAACAATTTATTATAGTATTCAATATAGAGAAAACGCACAATCCTCTTGGACTACAGCAACTTGCGATGTAGATTCGCCAGCACAATTAGCGGGTGGTGAGGTAAGTTATAGTATACAATTAAGCGCTACCAATGGGGCCCCTGATTCGGACGAGTATTGGTTTAGTACGGAGGGTGAATATAGAGTATTTACAAAAGAAATGGGAGGCGGAGCCTGCGGGGCTGCTTGTGGGGTTAATAAATTCTATGTAGAATATGGAGATAAGAATTATCCTAAAGCAGGAGACTATGCAGCCAACTGTACAGGAACACTGTAATAATAAGTAAAAACAAGTAATAATATTAGTACTATGGCTATAACATTGGAGATAGGATATTTTAACTCATTTTGGATGAAGAAAAAGACAGATTTTCCTGCTTTTACAGCCCCAAGTACTGCTTATTGGGCTGTTGGGGCTTTAGATACTCCTACAACAGATGCCTCCATAGGAGTGGGGGATTTAACTTATCAAACAGGCCCACCTATTGGGCAGCCAGCGAAGAATTTTGCAGAAGATTGGTATTTAGAAGAGTCAAGGATTAGAGGGGGTTATAATAATACAAGCACAGATTATGGTGTTAAAGCTTATATTGTGGAAGAAAACGATACCAGCAACAGAAGGGGAAATTCTTTAATATATTCAGGTGTATATAATTCTAGAACTGGTATTAATAATACTAATCAATTTAGTGTTAGTGAAGATATTACTAGGAGTATAGATCCTATAGGAGGAACAATACAAAAATTATTTGCAGAAGATACTAATTTGACTATATTCCAAGAGCGAAAAGTAAATATAGCTTTAATAGATAAAGATGCTATTTATACAGCCGAGGGTCAACCAATGACTACTTCTGCTAATATTGTTATAGGCCAAATAACACCTGTTTTAGGAAACTGGGGTATTGGAACAAACCCAGAATCTTTTGCATCTTATGGGTATAGAAAATATTTTGTAGACAGGCATAGAAACGCTGTATTACGATTAGCTGGTGGGAATATAGAAGAAATATCTAATTATGGAATGATTGATTTCTTTAGAGATCAATTATCTTTAATTTCTAATACAGGGGCGTTAATAGGAGGATATGATGTATATAATCAAAATTATGTATTATCTTTGCAAACCAATCCTATGACTGCTTCTGCACATCCATCTGAACAAGGTACTTATAAAACCTTAACCTTTGATGAAAGAACCCAGGGATGGACAGGATTTTATACTTATAAACCTAATCAAATTTTTAGTTTACAAGGACAGTATTATACAGCTTATGGCCCTAAAATATATCAACATTATCAAACAGAAACTGCATTAGGAGTTACAATCCCACGAAATCAATTTTATGGGGTAGATAGCAGCTCTTCTATTCAATTTATATTTAATCCAGAACCTAATATGGTAAAAACTTTTCAAACCATTGCTTACGAGGGTACTAATGGATGGAAAGTTACATCTTTAATTTCTGATGAAACAGGTAAAGATTTAATAAGCGGGAGTTGGATTAATAATAATGACACTTCATCAAGTATATACAGTTACGATGAGGGAGCTTATATTGAAGATAATATTCAATATAGAGCCGGCTTTGATAGAAAACAAAATCAGTATGTAGCGTCTATACAAAATAACACCGCTGATCCTATGGCTGGCGAAGTAATATGGGGGAATCAAACAATGGGCATAAAAGCTTATTATGCCACAGTAACTATGCAAACTGATGCAACAACTGATCCTGGAGGATTAAAAGAATTATTCGCTGTAAGTGGTGATTATAGATTAAGATAAATTAAATTAAATGGATAAAGTAGATTTGAAAAATAATCGCAACTTATCTAACAAAAAATTTAGATCTCAAATAATAAATCTTGAAGATAAAATTAAAAGTTTAGATAAAGAATATATAAGGGTACCAGAAGATTTCCCAGTAAAACATATGTTTTCTGAAGGGATGTATGTAAGAGAATTAACTGTTCCTGCAGGTGTAGTAGTTATAGGTAAAATACATAAACATGAACATCCTGCTTTCTTGTTAAAAGGAGAGGCAATAGTAGCAACTGAAAACGGGGGAATTAAAGAGTTAAAAGGTCCTTGTTCTTTTGTTTCTCCACCAGGAGTAAAAAGAGCAGTATATGCTAGAACTGAATTAATTTGGACAACTGTTCATTTAAATAAAGATAATAAAAAAGATTTAGAAAAAATAGAAGAAGAAAATATAGCTATTAATTATGAAGAATTTGATAAATTTATAGCAAATCAAAAACAATTAAAACAATAATAATATGGCATGGGCAGCAACAGGAGTCGCAGTGGCAGGCATGATTTTTCAGGGGGTACGATCTGGAAAAGAACGCAAGCGCCAAGCATCAAAATCTAGGAGACTTCAAGCAAAATTAGATAGTCTAGAAAGAAATAGACAGGCTATTATAAATCCTTGGGATAATGTAACCAGCTTAGCTGGTATGGCCCAAGACTTGTCTAGTTTAATGAGTAATCCTATGGCTCATTTAGGAGTAGCTACACAGGCGGCTGAAATTCAAATGGAGCAATCTGATATAGCATTAGCTAATACATTGGATACGTTAAGATCAACAGGCTCATCAGCTGGCGGGGCAACTGCTTTAGCCCAAGCAGCTTTAGCTTCTAAAAAACAAATCGCAGCAGGAATTGAACAACAAGAGGCCCAAAATGAAAAACTAAGAGCAGAAGGAGAGGCTAGGTTAGAAGATAGAACATTAGGTGAGAAATTAAGATTACAACAATTAGGTATTTCAGAAGGTCAAAGAGTGCAAGCCGCAGAGGCACAAGGTGCTCAATTTATGTTTACTGCTCAAGAACAACGAGAAAGAGACCAGATGTCAAGGATAGCAGCACTAATGTCTAATGCTCAAGCAGCATCTAATCAAGCGCAGGCTGATCAAACAGCAGCATTTACCGGAGCCTTTACTACAATAGCATCAGCTGGAATTCAAAGCGGATCTTAAAAATAAAAATTATGTTATCACCAGAAGAAAATAGAATACAATCCCAACAACTTCAAAATGAAGATAGTAATGACGGAATAGCTTATAATACAATGTTATTAAAATCTAATCCTGGACTAGCATTTGATGTATTAGGGAAGGCTTTTGCTAATACTGCAGCTGAATATGCTGAAAACGCAAGGAAAATTAATAATAATGATTGTGATAATTGTGATGAATTAGCACATAAAAATCAAATGTTTGAAAAAGCTCCTGATGAAGCTTTGGAATTTATAACTAATATTACTGCGGAATTAGAAGCATTAAAAGAAACCAATTACGATATAAATAATCCTTCTACATATATGTTATTAAATAATATTATAAGTGAAAGACCTGGATATGGTGATAAAGATGGGTATGATGTAGCCTTGAATTTACTAGAAGATGGTAGTTTTGAATTAAGTGCGAATGGCCCAAAATTTGATGAAGAATTTAAAATTAATAGTAGTAGATTAAAACAATTAATAGATAATGATAAATCTTTAATTTCAACTACTCCTAATATAAACGAAGGAGCAGAAGAAGTATTAACAGGTGCTACGTTAATTAATCCAGCGTTTATAAATTCAGAAACTGGTAAATTAAATCCAGATGCTAAAATTTCTATAGCTGATTTTGGAATATTAGATGCAGAAGGGAACCCTATATATGATCAAGTAGAAATTGAAATAGATGGTAAAAGGTATATGCGAAATGTATATCAATATGATGAAGCTAAAATTGTTAGGAAAATTACTCCTTTATTACAAGCAGAAGTTGCTGGGTATTTATCTGACGAGCAAAGCGCCACGGCTCTATGGAATATGTATTTAGCAAATGATACAAGCATGGTACAAGACGATGAGGTTGTTACTGCTCAGAATGCAGAAGATAAAAGCTGGGTATATCAAGACTTGCCTTTAAATGATAAACAAAAAAAGGAATTTAGTAAAAAATATCATTCTTATTTTATAAAAAATATGTTATTACCTTTTATAAAAAATCAAGTACCAGAGGGGGAAGATGGTAAACCCCAATTAATAGCACCAATAACAGAAACTACCGAAGCAGAAACAAATGAAGATTTATATAAAAAATATCTTGGTTAAATAAATTTAAATATGGCATTAGCAGTATTGAACAGCTTAGCAGATATAATTCGCCAGATGGAACTAGATGGAAAATCTGAAGAAGAAATAAAAGTAGTTGTAGCTGAACATAAAAGAAGAAATGAAAAATCGCCAGTGGAAACTGTAGCAGAAGTTGAACCTACTTCAGATATAGTAAATATTGATGGAGTTGATGTCTCTTTAACGCAAGAAAAAGAAATTGAGGAAGATAAACTATGGCTTAATCAGATAACTAATTCTTTAAATACTAAAAAAGAACTAGCTGAAAACCCAATATTAAATAATGATGGGTCTCCTAATGTTGAGGCCACGCAGCAGAATATTGATAATGTTCCTTCACCTATAGCATTTATCCCTAAACAACCAAGTGGATTAGTTATAGATACCGAAATAAATTATGAAACTGAATTAGGATTATCAAATAATTTAACTCAAAGAAATCAAGCTAGAGGAATTAGAGCAAAAGGGTTGCCAGAGGCTGAACAAGCATTAGAAATTTTAAATAATAAATTTAATGGTCTTAATTTTGAATTTGAAATTAAACATAGAAATCTTAATGCTGATATAAAAATTACTGCACCTAATGGAGAATCATTAACTGTAAGTCCTACCGCAAATAATGATCAGGAAATTCAAAATTTTATTAAAGAAAATTCTGAAGAATATATTACCCAAGAAGAAATTATTGATAATAAACAACTTCTTATAGATTATCAAGCAGGCAAAATAGATCTTACAGCTGAAAAGTTATTTGAAATAGTAGAAGCAACCCCTGAAGCAAAAGCCCATGTAATGCAATTTATGCCTAAATTTGAAGAGATTAAAGAGGGAATCAATCCTGAAACTAAAGAGGCTTATATAACAGAAGAATATTTAAAAGCTATTAATAAGGCTTATCAAAACGATCCTCGAACTATTAAACTAACTGAAAATATTGGGAATGAAATTGAAAATAATGAGGAATTTCTTGCAGAAGTAAATAATTTAGAATTAGAATATATCGATTATGGTATAGATAAAGAAGAATACGATTTATTGTCTCAAGAAGCTACAGGGCTTAAAATGCAAATAGAAGACCCTAAATTTATTGAAAATATAAATAAAGAATGGGAAAAAAGAGTAGATTGGATGCAAGGGCAATGTCAAAAATGGGGTATTTATTGTGAAGATAAGTGGTATAGAAGTAATCCTGAATTTGGTAATCATCCATTAGTTCGGGAATTTAACAATAAAGTCGATCAAATAAATGAAATGGTTGCTAATAGAACTTCTGAGGAAGATTTAAACTTAATGGTAGAAAAATACCAAATAGCAGTACAAGATTTATATAATAAAAAGTTTCAAAAAGCTTTAATAGATAATCCCGAAGCAGCGAGAATATATAAAGAATATGGAGTAATAGCCGAAAAGTTAATGCCCGATGTATTTAAAGGTCATGCAAGAATGCATGATCCTAGGTTAAAAAGTATTGACCAAAGAATGGAAGTTTATAGTTCCATGGAAGATATGAATATTATAGATGCTGCAAAACGTATATTTACTAATATAAAAGGTGGGGCAAGAGGTGAAAATATTTTTAGAACTATTCCACAATTTGAAAGAGGTAAGGCCAATATAGATGAAAATTTAATACAATTAAAAGAAAATAACAAAAAATGGTGGAATGAATTTCAAATAGATATTAGAGCCCCACGAACAAAATCAAGAGCTAGAGTTGTAGAAAATATAAAACAACAAATTAAAGGAGGTCCTTTTTTAGAAGGTGGAGCTGGATTAGATTTAAATATGAAAGTAGGTGAAGCTAGAAAACTTGATAATAATGGACAATTAAATAGATATTTAGTTGCTTATAGAGGCACTAGAGATGATGATTTAACTGTTGGTGAGTTTTTAGATCAAAGAGAGTCAGATTTAAATGAAACTATGGAGGCGAACTTAAATGATTATGACCAAATGATTGATGCTTATGGGGAATTAGCAAAACTTAATAAACTTGAAGTTACAGAGGATTTTTTAAGTGTTGAAGGGTTTATGCAGCATTTAGGAATGGGTCTTAATCAAGCTACTCACATGGTACCATCGTTATTAGGTAGTGCGTTAATGGCGGGAGGAACAGCTATGAGTGTAGCAACAGGAGGAATTGCTACTCCTGTGGCAAGCGGCCTTATGTGGTCTGGAGGAATATTAATGGCAGCAGGAGCTACTATACAAGGGGCTATGACATATAGTAGTGTTTATATGGAGGGCGTAAGAAGACAGATGCAAAATGATCCTAAATATGCCGGGAGAGAAATAACCCCACAAGAATTTTTTGAAGCTTTACAAGATCCTAAATATGGTGATCAATTAGCCGCTGTAGGGGCTGGGGCATCAGTAATGGGTAGTGAATTTTTCTCTGATTTAATATTTTCGAAAGTTGGTGGTAAAATGGGAGGATTTGTATTTGATAATCCTATGATGAAAACATTAATGCGTAATGGATTCCAAAAATATTTAATAAATGCTGTAACTGGGTTTTCTGTTTATAAATTAGGACAATGGAAAGAGTGGGGAACTGAAGGCTTTCAGGACTGGTTAGAACAAGGTTTTACAAATGCTGCTGTAGGTCAAGAAAATCCTTTTACATCTAATATAGATTTTGATCAAATATTAGAAAGCGCAGAAGGTGGATGGGTATTAGGAAGATTAATGGGGGCAAGTACTGCTGGTGGTGCTTTATTTGGGCAAAGCCAAACGGCTGATATAATGATGGGGTCTTATACTAATAGAGCTAAAGCTATTGTTTCTAAATTAAAAATAAACCCTGAAAGTAAAACAAGTAAAACAGTAGAAGCATTATTTAAAGGATTAAAAAAAGAAATTGAAAATGATCCTTATTTAAATAAAGAGCAAAAAAGAAAAGAATTAGAAATAGTTTCAAATGTACGAAATGCTGGTTTAACAGCTCCAATTCATGTAAATGCCAGAGATAGGAGAAGATTAGTTGAATTATTGATGGAACAAAAAAATTTAGAAAATCAAATAAAGCAAACTAATAATAAACAAGTAAGTATTGTTGAAATTAATAGGAAAAAAGAAGTTGATGCCGAAATTGAGAAAATTATTCAAGAAGCAGATATATTGGCAAAAAGTTTAGAAGGGGATACTGTGGCTCAAGGTATTGTCCCTACAAGTTCTAAAGGAGAAAATATTGATACTTTAGCTAAAGAATATAAAAAGAATCCAGGTAATGCTAATATTGAAAGTTTATTAAATCAATATCAAAAAATTGCCTTAAAAGCTTTAGGATTTGATAGCCAGAAAGGTACTGTTAAAAGAGAAGATGCTGTATCATTTGTAGATAAAGAGTTTGGTAAAATCCTAGAAAGCTGGGATCCATCTAAAGGGGCATTATCTACATATATTACTGCTACTATAAAACCTAAGAAATCTGCTTTCTATGGGAAAGAAGAACAATTAACTGAAAAAGGTAAATCAACTCGTTTGGAGGATACCCAAGAACTTCAGGCTGACCAAGATCAAGAAACTCAAGGTAAAGAATTTGAAAAAAGAAAATACCCTACTGATGTTGCAGCTATAGAAAAACAAACTGCTAATG